AAATGGATTATTAGAGATTTTTCTTCCTTTAGCTGAAGAAGCTAAACCCAAGTCTATTAAAATTAAATAACCTTTTTTATTAAATAAGCGCGTCTTAATTTGGCTTTTGCAAATATTTTACGTATATTTACGGATAAAACAAAAAGGTTATTTATGTCAAAGATAAAATCACACACAATAGTAGAAGATCCTTCATTGGAACCCTATTTTATTACTAAAGATGACTACAATTATATTGTAAACATCAAAATTCAAACGAATAAAAATCATTTTAGATCTAATGGAGAAACTAAAGAATATGAAAAATCACTTAAATTTTTCCCTAATCTTAAACTAGCATTACAATGGGTAGCTGAAGAAAAGCTACATAATAAAGAACACTATACTTCTTTAAAAAGTTTTATAGCAGAATACAGTAAAATTGAATCTAATCTTATAAATTTTTTATCACAATGAGTAAACTCGAAGCATTATTTGATGCGGTTATCGTTAAACCAATAGAAAACGAAGAAACCTTATATGGCAACATTATTGTGCCTGATATGGGAAAGGAAAAAAATGAATACGGAGAAGTTGTAGCAGTTGGGACCGGAAGGTATACTATTACTGGTGAACATGTTCCTATGCATTTAAAAATAGGTGACTTAGTAGTTTTGCCTACTCAAGGATTTACTAAACTCCCATTTGATGGGGAAGAATTTTATGTAGGACCTGAAAATCAGGTACTAGCACTTGTAATAAAAGATTAAATTAAAAATTAAATAATGAATAAACATATAGAATTCGGATCAGTTGCTAGAAAAGAACTAGTAAAAGGTATAGATAAACTTGCAGATGCTGTTGTATCAACTTTAGGACCAAATGGTAGAAATGTAGTTATTTCTAGTAATCAAGGAGTACCCCAAAGTACTAAAGATGGTGTTACTGTAGCTAAATCAATTACATTAAAAGAACCTACACAGGAACTAGGTGTCCAGCTACTTAAACAAGCAGCTATTAATACAGCAAATAAAGCAGGTGATGGTACTACTACATCTACACTACTTGCTCGTGAAATGATTAAAGCAGGGTTAAATAGCTTAAATAATGGAGAGAATGCAGTTCAAATTAAAAGGGGAATTGATGAATCTATTAGAGTTGTAATTGATAGCCTTCAAAATAAAATCTCTGAAGATATTACAGGTGAATCTCAATTAGAGCAAATTGCTTCTATTTCAGCTAATAATGATCCGGAAGTTGGTAAACTTATTTCTACAGCTATAGATAAAGTAGGTCTAGAAGGAGTAGTACATATTGAAGAATCTAAAACTGGAGACACTTATTTAGAAACAGTTGAAGGAATGCAATTTGATAGGGGTTACAAGTCACCATATTTTGTAACAGATAACAATTCAATGTCATCAATATTAGATACTCCAGCGATTTTAATATTAGATCAAAAATTAAATTCTGTTAAAGAACTATTACCTATATTAGAAGCAGTATCATCACAAGGTAAATCTCTATTAATAGTTGCTGAAGATATTGATAATGAAGCACTTGCTACACTTATTGTTAATAAAATGAGAGGTACAGTTAATGTATGTGCTGTAAAATCTCCAGATTTTGGGGAGCGTAGAAAACTTGTTTTAGAAGATATAGCTATTATGACAGGTGGTCAAGTTTTTTCTAAGGATAAAGGAATGAAACTTGATAAATTTAGTTGGGATTGGTTTGGTGAAGCAAGGAAAGTAACAGTAACAAAAGATCAAACTACCCTTGTAGATGGAAAAGGAACAATAGAGGTTATTGAATCTCGTGTTGAAGAATTACAAAAACAAATTGATAATTCTATTTCTCCATATGAAACTGAGCAATTACAAAATAGACTTGCTAAATTTGTAGGTGGAGTAGCTATTATCCATGTAGGAGGTCATACTGAAACAGAAATGTTAGAGAAAAAAGATAGAGTTGATGATGCTTTACATGCTACAAAGGCTGCTATTCAAGAAGGAGTAGTTGCTGGAGGTGGAGTTGCTTTATTATATGCAAGAGAAGCAATTGATAGATCTAATACAGGTTCTGAAATAGTATATAAAGCTTGTGGAAAGGCATTTGAACAAATATTAGTTAATGCCGGATATGATAGAAATGAAGCTATATTTTTAGGCCAAACGGATTTAGTTAATGCTGGTAAGTTTAATAGATGGAAAGGTATTGATATTGAAACTGGAAAAGCTATAGATTTTAAGAAAAAAGGTATCATTGACCCAACAAAAGTTACTAGGTTAGCCCTAGAAAATGCAGCAAGTATTGCTGGTACTGTATTATTAACTGAATGTACAGTTACTGAGGATAAAAGTGAAGATGATAAAATGAACACATTACAAAATAATGCTTCAGCTGCCGCAGGTATGGAAGGTTATATGTAATAAATTTGGAGAACCAATAAAAATTATTTAAATTTACATATATGGGAAATAAACCAAAAACTGAAGTTATAGAGCAAAAGATATTAATTGCTAGAAGAGTTCCACCAGGAGATAAGTGGAGATTAATTGCTAATGAACCTAGTGGGCCTGTTCATAAGTCACTTACAGATACATTGGAAGCATATATGACTAAAACAGGATTTAGGGGGGAATATAGATTGGCCCCCCTAAACAGTGAATTATTTGCTATTTCCTCTGAAGAAAAGGAAGTGCAAGCTGAACAAGAACAAAAGTTTTCAATTTACGGGGAATACTAAAATGAGGGAACATACATTATTAAACGAAATATACAGACCTAAGGATTTATCCACTTATGTTGGAAATACATCTCTTAAAGAAAGTATAGCTAAACAGTTATTAAATAATGATATCCAAAATTACTTATTTTATGGACCTGCAGGAACTGGAAAAACTACACTTGCTAAAATTATAGTAAATAACCTTGATTGTGATCACCTTTATATTAATGCAAGTGATGAACGGGGTATTGAAACAATTAGAGAGAAAGTATCAGGTTTTGCTAGTGTGATGTCTTTTAAGCCTATTAAGGTTATTATTTTAGATGAGGCTGATTTTTTAACAATACAAGCCCAAGCATCATTAAGGAATATAATAGAAACATTTTCACGAACTACTCGTTTTATTTTAACTTGTAATTTTGTAGAACGTATTATAGATCCTTTACAATCAAGATGCCAAACATTTAAAATAGTACCACCAACTAAAAAAGAAATTGCAGTACATTTAGCTAGTATATGTGATAAGGAGAGCATAAGTTTTGAACCATCTGTCATTGGTAAAGTTGTAAATAAGTTCTTTCCGGACTTAAGAAAAATGCTTAATACTATCCAGGCAAGTAATGTTAAGAGTCAATTAGTAATTGATGATTCATTACTTGTTTCTACTAGCTATTTGTCTGCTATTTTAGATGAACTTAAGAAAAGTAAGCCTAATATTATTCAAATCCGTAAAATAATTGCTGATTCAAATGTTGATGATTTTGAAGAAATATTTAGGTTTTTATTTGATAATGCTGAGCAATATCTTCCTAATAAGCAAGGTACAGTAGCAATACTAATTAATGAACATCAATATAAATCAAGTTTTAGAATAGACAAGGAGATTAACATTATCTCCCTTTTACAACAAATTATAAACAATAAATAAAAATGAAAGAACCACAAGAGCAACCTCAACTTAATGTAGATTTAAAATCTACTACAGGATTTAAAAATTCTGAAAATGGTAGTATTTTCCAATCAGGAGTAATACTAAGACGAATTTCAAAATTTGTAGCAGGAACAGATAATGATGCTATTATGCCTATTCCAATCTTTTTTGATCCCACTAATAATAAAATAGTAGGAGAAGGAATACCTGTAGAACTTAGAGAAGAACTTAAGGACGAATTATTATGATAAAAACAACATTCGATTGGATCAAACATATTAACGTGTTAAAGACACCAATCGATGAGTTTAGTGACAAAGATTGGGACGTGTTTAATTCATACGTGATTCACCGTGTATTGAGCATGAATCCTGATTATTTGGAGCTAGTAAATGAGGCACAAATGATAATGCCTCAAAATAAGAAGGAAATATACTCAATTTATAGGGAATTTATTCCTAAAAATAATAAATGGAATAAGTATATTAAATCTACTAATAAATTACGAAATAAGGATTTAATTAATTATTTAAAAGACTATTGGGAATGCTCCAAAAAAGAAGTAGAGGAATATTTAGAACTTTTGGAAAACAAAGAAATTGTTAGTATATTGACCAGTATGGGATTTAATAAAAAGGAAATTAAACAACTATTAAAATGAAAAATGAATTATTTAGTATGTTAAGAACATCTGCTGAGGCAGATAAAGCAAAAGCATTGTTATCATTAAATTTACTATCAGAACACCCAGCAGGAATTGGTGATCATTCTACAGAAGATTTTTATAAAAATGCTGAGGAGGCTTTAATAATGTTAGTGGATGCTGATGATAGATTAAAAGCATTACAGGAATACTTTACTGGAAGAGAGATATTATGAGTGATATCCTAACAAAGTATAACAGTAATAAAAATAGAATTGAGGATATAGAACCTTCTTCAACTGTCCAAGAATTTGAAACAGAATACAGGGAACTAGCTAATGAGTTTAAGGGTATTATGGGGGAAATGTATGAAATGTTTGCAGCAAAACATATGGATTATGGCCTAAATAATATTTCATTAGGTGGTGATATACTACATAATAAAGAAGATAAAAAGTTTTCACTTACTGGGCTTGCTATTAGATTAACAGATAAAATTTCTCGTCTAAAAAATTTGTTAATTAATGGCAAAAACTATGTTAAAGGTGAAGGTATGGAAGATACCTTTATTGATATTGCAAATTATGGCATTATAGGTTTACTAGTAGGTAGAAATAAATGGAAAAAATAAGA